ATGACCGAACAGACGACCGCGCCTGCGGATCCCAAGCTGCGCCGCTTCAAACTCGACCATGAAATCGTCGTCGCCGGCGAGGTGCTCCACCCGGCCGGCACCGAGATCATCGTTCGCAAGCCCGGTGCTGGCGAAATGCGCGGCCTCACCCTCATGGGCCTCAGCCAGCTCGACTATAACCAGCTCGAGAAGCTCGCGCCGCGCATCACGACCCCGCGTCTCGACAAGCAGCTCTTCGCCGAACTCGACCCTGCCGACCTGATGCAGTTCGGCGGCGAGGTCATGGATTTTTTGCTGCCGACTGCCGCGAAGGAAGCGGTCTCCCCGACCGAGTAGAAGACGCCATGGCCGACCTGGCGCTCGTCTTCGGATGGGTGCCAGCGGACATGGACGCGATGCCTTTGCCCGAACTGATGGAGTGGCGCGACCGCGCTGCCAAACGCCACAACGCCAAGGAGTGACCCGGTGTCCGACCGCAACCTGCGCATCCGCATGCTGCTCGAGGCGGGCGACCGGGTCACCCGGCCGCTCCGCGACATTGCAGGCGGCTCGACCCGCGCCGGCCAGGCCCTCAAGGTCACGCGCGACCGGCTGAAAGAGATCAACCGGGCACAGCAGGACGTCTCGGGCTTCCGCCAGCTGAAGGCCGGCCTGCGTACCACTGAACAGGCGATGCAAGCGGCACAGACGCGCGTCGGCCAGCTCGCGCGCGAGATGCAGGCAACCGGCAGCCCGACCAAGAAGCTTGCGGCCGATTTCGCCAAGGCCAAGCGCGAGGCCCAGCAGCTGGGCGTCCAGCACGACAGCGAAAGCCGCCGCCTGCAGGAGCTGCGCGATCGGCTGCGCGCTGCCGGCGTCGCCACCAGCGATCTCGCCCGTCACGAGCGCGATCTGCGCCAGCAAGCCCGCGCTACCAACGAGGAACTGGCAGAGCAGGAGCGCCGTCTGCACGCCGCCACCGCGCGTTCGCAACGCATGGCCCGTGCCCGCGACGGCTTCGGCCGCGTGCAGGGCGCAGCGGTCGGGCTCGCGGCGAGCGGCGCCTCGGGCATTGCCACCGGCATGGCGCTCGGCCGGCCGCTGCTCGCCGCGATCGAGGACGCGCAGGCATACGAATCGGTAATGACCGACATCGGCCAGAAGGCCGACCTGTCGCGCGAGGCGTCCGCGCAGATGGGGCGCAACCTCCTGGTCGCCGCCGGCAAGGCGAACCAGCTGCCCGAGGCGCTGCAGCAGGGCGTCGACGTGCTGGCGGGCTTCGGCCTCGATCCGCGCCAGGCGGTCGACATGATGACGCCGATCGGGCGCGCGGCCACCGCCTACAAGGCGGAGATCGCGGATCTCGCCTCCGCGTCCTTCGCTGCCCACGACAACCTCAAGGTGCCGCTCGAGGACACCGCCCGCATGATCGACATCATGGCGCAGGCGGGCAAGTCGGGCGCCTTCGAGGTCAAGGACATGGCGGCCAATTTCCCGTCGCTCACCGCCGCCTATCAGGGGCTCGGGCAGACCGGGGTCGGCGCTGGCGGCGATCTCGCGGCCGCGCTGCAGATCGTGCGCAAGGGCGCCGGAGACAGCGCGTCGGCCGCGACCAACCTCGGCAACATCCTGCAGAAGATCACGTCGCCGGCCACCGTGCGCGCGTTCAAGAAGATGGGCGTCGATCTGCCGGCGGCGCTGAAGCGGCTCTATGCCGAGGGCAAGACGCCGATCGAGGCGATCTCCGAGCTGACGAACAAGACCCTGAAGGGTGACCTGTCGCGGCTCGGCTACCTGTTCGAGGATGCCCAGGTGCAGCAGGGCCTGCGCCCGCTTATCCAGAACATGGAGGAATATCGCCGGATCCGCGAGGAGGCGATGGGGGCAAGCGGAACCACCGACACCGACTTCGCGGCCCGCCTCGAGGACAGCGCCGAAAAGACCAAGCGCTGGACGATCACCAGCCAGCGGCTTTCCCGCACGCTCGGCGGCATGCTGATGCCCGCCGTCAATGCGGTCACCGACAAGGCATCCGGCTTCCTCGAGCGCGCGAACGCCTGGGCCGAAGCCAACCCTCAGCTTGCCAAGGGCCTTGCCATCGCGGCCGGCGTCCTCGCGGCGCTGTTCATGGTGCTGGGCGGCGGCGCGATCGCGATCGCCGGCCTCCTCGCGCCGTTCGCCGCCCTGACCTTCGTCGCCGGCGCCTTCAGCATCGCCATGCTGCCGATGATCGGGATCGTCGCGGCTGTGATCGCCGGGATCGGGCTGCTCGCTGGCGCCGCCTACCTGCTCTATTCAAATTGGGGCGGGATCTCGGCGTGGTTTTCGGCTCTATGGGCATCGGTGAAGGCGATCTTCGCCGCTGCCTGGGCGGACATCTCCACGGCCTTCGACGGTGGCCTGTGGGGCGTGCTTGCCATGCTGTTCCGCTGGGGTGCGTCGGCGCTCGGCGCGCTGTGGTCGATCGGGTCCGCGCTGATGCCGAAGCTGTGGAGTGCGCTTTCCGCCGGCGTGGCCTGGGCGATTGGCGCGGCGCCTGGCCTGCTCGGGATGCTGATGGGCGCGATCAAGACGATCGTCTGGAACGGGCTGCTGCTGCTCCCGCGCCTGGCCGTACAGTTCGGCATCAACACCGTCCGCGGCTTCGTCAGCGGCATGCGCCAGATGTTCGGCTTCCTGCGGGGCGGCATCAACGGAATGGCGCAGTCGGCCGTCGATTGGTTCAAGGCAAAGCTCGGCATCCACTCGCCCTCCCGCGTCTTCATGGCCCTTGGCGGCTTCATGATGGAAGGGCTCACAAACGGCATTGCGGCGGGCGAGGGCGGCCCGATCGCGCGGCTCGACAAGCTCTCCCGCCGCATCGTGGGCGCGGTCGGGACGGGGCTCGCGGTGCCCGCGCTTGCGGCAGGGGCGCCTGCCGCAGGGGCGGCGCCTGGCGCGGGAGCAATCGGCGCCAGCGCCGCAGCCGGTGCTCGCTACGAGCCGCATTTCCACGCCGCTCCGGGCATGGACGAACGGGAACTGTTCGACCTGTGGAAGAAGTGGTTTGCCGACCACCAGGGCCAAACGGACGCGCGCAAGCGCTCTAGCTTCAACCGTCCCGACAGCTGGGAGGAATAACGATGCTGATGGCCCTCGGGAGCTTCCCCTTCGACTTGCCGACGCTCGCCTATGACGAGCTGCAGCGCCGCACCGACTGGCGGCACGTTCGCAATCCGCGCGTCGGCACCCGCGACGCGACGCAGTTCACCGGCCCAGGCGATGACACCATCACTCTGTCGGGCACGGCCTATGCGGAGCTGTGTAACGGCCGCGCCTCGCTCGACGAGCTGCGCGGCATGGCGGATGCGGGGGAGGCGCGCTCATTGGTAGACGGCGCCGGCACTATCTACGGCGCCTTCGTCATCACCGCGCTGGACGAGAAGCACAAAGCCATCCTGCCAGACGGCACGCCGCTGCGCATCGACTTCAGCCTCGACCTGTTGCGCGTCGACGTGGAGCCTCGGCCGTGAAGCCGCACAACAACATCCCCGACTTCCGGGTGCACCTGGGCGATCGGGATCTCACCGATAAGCTGCGCCCGCGACTGATCTCGCTTTCGATCACCGAGAAGCGGGGCGACGAGGCGGATCAGCTCGACTTGGTGCTGGACGACAGTCGCGGCGACATTCCCCTGCCACCCGCCGGCGCAACGCTGCGCGTGCAGCTGGGCTGGCTCTCCGGTGCCGACGTGCAGCCCGGCCTGGTCGACAAGGGCAGCTTCGTGGTGGATGAGGTCGAGCACAGCGGGCCGCCTGACATCGTCACCGTCCGCGCCCATGCCGCCGATTTTACCGGCGCGCTCACCACCCGGCGTGAGCACAGCTGGCACGACACCACCCTGGGCGCCGTCGTCGCCGCACTCGCCGGCCGCAACGGCCTTACCGCGCGGATCGCTCCAGCGCTTTCCGCCGTTGCCGTGCCCGCCCTTGCGCAAAGCCGGGAGAGCGACCTCGCCTTCCTGCGCCGCCTCGGGCGTCAGCACGACGCGGTGGCGACCATCAAGCAGGGCCTGCTGATTTTCAGCCGTAAGGGCGCTGGCGTGACGCCCACCGGCGGCGCGATCCCATCGCTCATTCTCCACCGGCGGGAAGGCGACAGCCACCGCTTCCGCGTCGAGAAGCGCGAGGAGGCGACCGGCATCACCGCCAGCTGGCATGACCGCAAGGGCGCAAAGCGGCAGACGGTCACCGCCGGGGAGGGGAAGGGGGCAAAGCGCCTGCGCAAGGTATATCCCAGCGAGGCGGCTGCCCGCGAGGCTGCCAACGCAGCGAAAGCACGTGCCGGGCGACAGCCGCGCAGTCTTGAGCTGACGTTCGCGCTCGGTCGCGCGGATCTATACCCTGAGCGGCAGGTAGTGACCTCCGGCTTTCGGCCGGAGATCAACGCGGTGGCGTGGCTGGTGGAGGAGGTGTCGCACAGCCTGTCGAAGGATCGAGGCTATACGCTAAGCGCGAAGTTAGAGAGCGCGTGACGAGAGGGCGCTTTACCGCGCCCAGTTAGGCGCTTGGGTTGTACCAGATTGCGACAGCGTCAAATTTCAATCAAATGTTGAAGTGCTCTCAACCGACACGGGATTGGCAGATTTCCGCGGGTTTTCGAGCGGCGTGCCCGCAACGAGTGCAACGGGTGCCGGTGACAATCAAATTCCCATCAAATCTCACGATCAGCCGCTAAGCCCATGCTGGCACGTAGCCAGCCTTAGGATGATCGGGATCCGCGGCGCGGATCATGTTCTGATCCAACGCCTGTCGGATAACGTTCGAGATTTGCGCAGCGTTCTGCGATTCCACGCCGAAGCGCTCGCGTAAGGTGCTGTTCCGCATTCGGTCGCCGCTTACGTAGCGGAGGACCGCATGCTGATAGCACGCGCGTACCCGCTCCTCAGCGGTCATATCGCCGAACTTCCGAGGAGCAAAAAGCACCACGCGAGTTGCGTCATGCTCGGTTCGGAAATCAGGAGGGGGCAGTTGGAAAAATTCAACCGCAGCGATGACTTTATCCACCCCTGTGCCTTGCTCCTCGCAAAGGCGCATTCTTCTCATCAACGCTGCAAGCGCCTCGTTCCTAGACCGAGGCGGAGAGTCGATAAATCGCTCCGGCCGCACGAGTGGATTGCCCGGGTTCGTGATCTCAATGCGATCGTGAAATAGCTCGACGAGCGGGCCTGCTCCCGTAATGGTCATATCCTGGTGGATGAGCGCGTTAGCGATCAGTTCGCGGATAGCGATTTCCGGGAAAAGCGGATGCTCCGTCCTGAAGGCAGCGCCAATGTGCTCGTTCTTAGGCAATAGATCATTGATGTAGCCGACGAGACCCTCAAAACCGCTGGCGTATCCGCGTACGCCATCCCGCCGGTGGCTAACCGTGGCGGCGCGATTGACGCCATCATAAGCGACAAACCGAAGGGCCTTGCGAGCAACCCGGGGATCGAAGCTGTCCAGCCTCTTTGCAAAGAGAATCGCGCCAATATTGGTAATATTCCACCGGTCGCTAACATCCTTCTGGATGATGCGGTCACTCACCAGGCTCGCAAATATTCCACTCCTGTTATCGGGTAGTGGCTGACCCGTCAGGTCGAAATAGTTTGCGTAATCAAGAAGCGACAGGACCTCATCTGCGGTGATGAACTGTGCAGCTACACCGGTTTCCCAAACATACGGTTGCAGCCTCGTCCATAGTGCCCGCTGCTGTTCGGGGAAATCGGACAGACGTGGCGTGGCGCTCCCCAAGCGAATATATGCTGTGCGATCAAACTCGACGGGCGCCGTCGTTGCGGCGGGTATTTCAAGCAGTACCACTCGTCCCTCGGGGTGATCGACAACCTTGAAGGAAAAGGCGACGTCCGGACGCAGTCGCTGGTGAAGGTAGAGTTCCAGCGGGCAGCGCTTCACCTCTGCGCTGGTTGGATCGAAATCTGTTCCCACGACTGCATGGTCTTCATCGCGAATGCCCCAGAGCATGTAGGCGAAATGCTCATCTACGAGGCGGGCCGCATTAGAGAGGGCAGACACTCTGGTCCCAATCATATTGGGATCGGTGTTATTGTGCTTAAACTCCACCCACGCGGTCTCGGCGCTGAGCTTACGGAGATCGTCAACCAGGGCAAGCGTGCGAGCGTCAGTCATGCGGGGCCGTTATCACAGGCGGGCGTTGAGGCCCATCCTGCCATCGACCTGTACGAGAGTGCGGGCGAGGCAGGTTCATCCGCTCTTTTGATCGTCCGTTTGCTTGAAGATGCTGATGTCGAGGCCGGCCTCACTTGCCGCGCCTACAATTCCGGCGGCGCAGTAGAGCCCAGCTTCCGATGCCGTCTCGATGCGTCGCTTTGCCTCGGTGACGGCGGAAGGCCGGCTGTCGCCGTCGAGCACTTCCGCCAGCTTCGCGAACGCCATCTGCTTTGCCAGTTGGCCTCTCGCGCATTTCTCGATGCCATCTTCGAAGGCGTCCTCGATCTTACCGTCTGCCGCCTCCGGCGCATCGAGCCGCTCGGTTGCCATGCTCGCATTGCGGCACGCCTCCTCTGCCGCTTTCACGGCCGGGTACATCGTGTAGACATCACCGGTTGCGGAGGCTTTGGTAACACCGCGCGCTGCAGCCTCGCAGCCGGCCGAAATGTTCACCACCCGCTGCCAAAGCGCCACCGTCTGATTTGTGAGCACTTTCTTTTGCTCGGCGGCTTCTTCGGCCTCGGTCGCCGCCGCTGCGGTCGGCTTTTCCCCGCCTGCGGCGTCAGCAGGAGCGGACGCCGATTGCGGATCCCGCTTTGGCACCACAATCAGTGACAGTACGAAGGCCGCAAACGCACCGAGCATCCAATTGCGTGCAAGGCGGCGGCGACTTGGATCCTGCTTGCCTGCGCGAACGAACTTCACGGCGCCGTACACCAGCGCAACTATGCTGCCCAAGAAGAGCAGCACCGCCAAACCTTCCATCCGAACCCCCCAGACCTAATTAAAACCCCAATGCCTCGTCCCACGGCATCACGCGATGCACCGCGGCGATTTGATCGTTGGGCACGGCAAAGGTCGTGTCAGGATTGAACTGGCGTAGCAGTAGCGCTCCGGGCTTGCGGCGAACCAGTTGCTTGATGAGGACGTGCCGCACTTCCTCGCCATCGAACGTCGGCCCACGCAGCTGCACTACCACGTCGTCACCGACGCCAGGCGAACGTTTCGGGTCGACGAGCACGCGACGCCCAGAATCGTAACGCGGTTCCATCGAATGGCCCGCCACCTCCACGACGTATAGATCGGGACGGCCGGTCACGCCGATCGGGCGCGCCATGAAATCAAGCGCCTCGGCCATGTGAACTTCAGTCTGCTCGACACGCACTACCACTCCAGCTTCGTCGCCATACTCCAGATCGGCGCCCAGAGCGCTGCCGTAGATCGGCAAAGTCTTTGGCAAACGTCTGAAGGCTTCAGTCGAGAACCCCCCATCAGCCGGAATGGTTCGTTCGATGCCGCTTTCGCGCCCAAGCAACCAATCAGAGGTGGTGCCGAGTTCGGCCGCGATTGCGTCGAGACGCGCGGCGCCTGGCATGGCGCCCTTCCTGATGATGTTGCGGATCCCGTCGGGCTGCCCGAGGGCTGCCATGGAGACCTCGCGCGCAGTCACCCCAAGCTCGAGCAGCTTGGCCTCGAGCCTTTCTTTCAGGATTTCAGGTGCGGCACCCATGACGTGCTTCTGCCCCAGCGTCGGCTTTGCCGCGAGCGTCAAGTTTGACGTTGACAAGGGCGTCACGCCTGACGCACAAGCACGTCATGGACAACGCTTATCAGAATGCTCTTGCAGCAGTGGCAGATGCCTACGAGGCAGCGGTTGCTCAGCATGGGGGCAAGTCTCTTTCCCGTGTCGCAACGATCGTCGTCAGCAGCGGCGCATTCTTCACGCGACTGCGCGAAGGTAAGACGTTCCACGTCCACAATCTCGAAAAGTTCGCTGCGTGGTTCCGCGAGCCGGCCAACTGGCCCAACTTCGCGATTCCTCATGATGCGGCGGCTGCCTTGACCAGCATTGGTCGCCCTCCGTTCGGTTCCATGCCGCACTCTTACCGCTCCGATGCGGTAAGCGTCTCGTCAAATACCGCATCCGTATTTGACCGGAGTGCGCGGGCGTGACCAAGCCAAAGACTCCTAACACCTCGGCTCATGCCGTGATGCGGATCGTGGGGCTGCTCGGATTCGAGCTTAGCCGCGAGATCGTCGGACGCTCTGCACATTGTCTCCGTGGCTGGATGAATGAGGACCGCGCGTCCTGCCCGACGTGGAGCCAAGCGATTGCCCTTGATGCCGCCTTCGCCGCTGCTGGTGGGGAAGGGGCGCCGCTGCTCGAAGCCTATGCCGATCAGCTCGAAGTGACCATCGCCCGTCGCACGGCTTGCCACCGCGCCCTTGCCACCGAGATTGCCGCCGCGTCCCGCGAGTTCGGCGAGGCAATCGAGGCCACCGTTTACCTCACCCAGCCCGGCCATAGCGAGAACGACACTCGGCGCGCCCTGATCGAAATCGACCAGGCAGAGAGCGCGATCGTCCGCATGCGCCGCCGGGTCACCAGTTTCCTGACGTTCGGCGCGGGGTCGGCCGCAGGGAAGACCGGGGGAGCCCAATGACTATCAAGAAGCCGCGCGTGCCGTACCTGCCTTGCCCGCATTGCGAGCAGCGTCTGATCGCGCGCCGCAGCATCCAGTTCAACGCCACGCTGCGTGAGATCGACTTCAGCTGCGACAATCCCGACTGCCTGGCGAGCTTCGTCGCGCAGATCGTGATCGTGCGGCAGCTGCAGCCCAGCCTTTCGCCCAACCTGGCGATCATCCTGCCACAGGGAACGCCGCGTCGCCGCCCTGCCAATGATGATCTGCCGGCGCCGGCGAACGACCTCGTCGCCGCGCCGCCTCCCGCTGAAACTACCATGAGCGGCTGATCCTAGCGGCTCCGGCCGCACCTCCGCTCCCGTTCCATCTCTGAACACCGCCCGACCCGGCGGCAGCTCCCCCGCTGCCGGGAACGCCCCCGGCTTGTCTGAAAGATCGACCCCTCTGCCATGCGCGAAGACCTTCACCGAGAACTGACAGCCAAGCTCAAGGCCGACTACGGCTTCGAGGAAAAGGGCACGTATCTGCGCAAGGGCAAGTGCCCGCAGTGCAGCCGGGGACAGCGCGAGCTGTTTGCCCATGCGGCGTCCCCCTGGGTGCTCAAGTGCGGCCGCGAGGACAAATGTGGCTGGCAGGGCCACGTGAAGGATCTCTACCCGGAGATCTTTGACGATTGGTCGAAGCGTCACAAGCAGACACCGCAGCGGCCGAACGCCGCTGCCGACGCCTACCTCACGGACGCGCGCGGCTTCGACATCGTGCCGCTCAACGGCGCCTATACCCAGGAGTATTATCGAGACCAGGAGCTGGGCATTGGCACGGCGACCGTGCGCTTCCCGTTGCCCGGCGGCACCTTTTGGGAACGCCTGATCGACCAGCCCGGGCGCTTCGGAAAGAAGAAGGCCCGCTTCGGCTATGGCGGTTCCTACAAGGGCCAATGGTGGATGCTTCCCGGCGTCAGCATGGAAGACCTCGCCCGCTCACGCGAAATCTGGCTTGCCGAGGGCATTTTCGACGCCGTCGCGCTGAACCAGTCTGCGCGGCTCGCGGCCGTCTCGCTGATGAGCTGCAACAACTGGCCGGAGAAGGCGCTCGAGGAGCTGCGGCGCGCTGCAGCGGACCTTGGCCTTCCCTTGCCCCGGCTTGTGTTTGCATTCGACGTTGGCGCTGCCGGTACGCGGTGGACCCGTCGCTTTGTGCAGGATGCGCGAGCTAAGGGCTGGGACGCTGTCGCCGCGCAGGTTCGGGTCGACGGCGATGCGACTGACGGCAAGCTCGATTGGAACGACCTTGCGCAGCGCGATCTGCTGACGCCGGCGCACATCGCCGAATACCGCTGGAACGGCGACGTCACCACCGCCGGCAGCGCCGCCGAAAAGGCGAACCTGATCTATCAAAAGACCAAGTCGGCCAGCTTTCCGCTGGTGTTCGGCGGGCGCCAGTTGTGGGCGACGTTCTCGATCGACCGCATCCAGGCGCTGCACGCGGAATGGCTGGAGAGCACCGACAGCGAGTTCGACAAATACAAGACGCTCCCATTCGAGGAGCAGTGGAACTTAGCCGCTGCCAAGGCAGTCGACATCGAGGAGCTGGCGAACTGCACGTTCCAGACCCTCTACTTCCAGCGCGACACCGGCCTCGACGAGGGCGCGTACTTCTTCCGCGTCGATTTCCCCTCCGACCGGCCGACCGTGAAGGCGACCTTCTCCGGGTCTGCGTGCACCGCCGGCGCCGAGTTCAAGAAGCGGCTCGCCTCGATCGCACCGGGGGCGCAGTTCACCGGCACGACCCAGCAGCTCGACAAGCTGATGCAGCGCCAGTGGTCGCGGATCCGCATGGTCGAGGCCATCCAGTTCACCGGCTACAGCATCGATCACGGCGCCTACATCCTGGGCGACATCGCCGTTCACAACGGCGTCGTGCATCGGCCCAACGAGGAGGAATATTTCGTCCTCGGCAAGCAGTCGGTGAAGCTGCGCACAAGCGACCGGCTGCTGCGGATCGACTATGATCCGGAGAAGCTAAACCTCGATTGGCTCCCGCACCTCCTGACCGCCTACGGCGCGAAGGGGACGATCACGCTCACCTATTTCATTGCCAGCCTGTTCGCCGAGCAGATCCGGCGCGAGCAGAGCAGCTTCGGCTTTCTGGAAATGAGCGGCCCGCCTGGCACCGGCAAAACCACCCTGCTCGAGTTCCTGTGGAAGCTGGTCGGGCGCGCCAATTACGAAGGCTTCAACCCGACCAAGTCGACGAAGGCCGGCCGAGCCCGCAACTTCGGCCAGGTCGCCAATCTCCCGGTCGTGCTGATCGAGGGCGATCGTGGCGCCGAGACGCCGCATGCCGCGAAGTTCGAATGGGACGAGCTGAAGGACGCCTACAACGGCCGTCCGGTCTACACTCGCGGCGTTGCCAACGGCGGCATGGAGACGTTCGAGCCGCCATTCCGCGCCAGCCTCATCATCGCCCAGAACGCCACGGTCGAGGGCTCGGACGCGATGCACGAGCGCATCATGGGGCTGCACTTCGACAAGGCGCGCTTCGGCCCGGCCGGCAAGGCGGCGGGCGAGGCACTGTCCGCTGTGCCGCTTGAGGAAGTGTCCGGCTTCATCATCCACGTGCTGCGGCACGAGGCCAAGATCCTCGAGTACTATCGGGCCGCGTTCAAGCGCCACGAAGCCAGCATGCTCGCGCGGGAGGCAGTGCGGAACGGCCGTCTGGCCAAGAACCATGCCCAGCTCGCGGCCATGCTGGATGCCGTCCGCCCGCTGTTCGGCGACAAGCTGCCACAGCGCGAGGTCGACGACGCGCATGCGCTGCTGATCGAGATCCTCGAGGAACGTCAGCGCGCGACCGAACGCGAGCATGCCAACGTCGAATGGTTCTGGGAACGGTTCGACTGGTTCGCCGCTCGTGACGCCGAGCTGCAGACGGCGCCTTCCAACCCGATAAACCACAGCCGCGCCGCCGACGTGATCGCGGTCAGCCTGGTCGATTTCGAGCGCCGCTGTGGCGACGCCAACCTGAGGCTGCCCTGCACGATGAAGGATCTCAAGCGAGACCTGAAGACGAGCAAGGCCCGCAAGTTCCTCGAAGCCAGCAAAGCCACCTGCTCGATCACCGGCAAGACGGTGAACTGCTGGCACTTCCGCAACCCCACCACCTCCCCAACCCGCTGAATTGGAGCGCACCACGATGTTGCATAGCCACACCTTTGCCCCAACCCGTCGCAGCCGGTTCCTGCCCCGCATTCCGGACGCGAACCCGCTATCCCCCGGCGCCTACCTCCAGCGGCGCCGCAAGGCCGCTGGGCTCGAGATCCGCGATCTTGCATCACGCCTGTCTGCTCTCCGCAATGCGCTGATCGAGGCGCGGGAGCTGCCCGCTGGCGCGCTCGCGATCCGGCAAGACTTCGTGAAGCTCATCATCATGCTTGAGGCGAAAGGGGTCCGCGCCCGCCATCCGGAGACGCTCGAGGCCATCGCGGCCGTCATGCCGTTCGACGCCGCAGTCTACCAGCAGCTCGCCTATGGTAACGCGCGCCGCCAGCCCCGCGTGTGTCGCGGCTGTGGATGTTCGACGCACGACAGCTGTCAGGACGAACAATGGGGCAGCTGCTCCTGGGCGAGCCCGACGCAGTGCAGCCACTGCGCCGCCAAGGGCGCCGGCACCGGGATCCTTGTGATCTACGGACCGCAAGGTAGCGGCAAAACGCTGAACGCCGAAGCTCTGGCGCAGCACTACGAACGCGCCAACGTCATCGACACCTGGGAGCAGGATGGTCGGCACAGCGATGTTCGCCACGGCGACCTGGTGCTGACCAGCGCACCGGTCAACGTGATCGAAGCGGCGTTTCCAAATGCGGACCTGATCTCGATCGAGGACGCACTCGAGGCGATCGGCGTGACCGCACCCGCCAAGGGGCTGCGCGCATGAACATGATGACCATGCGGGCCGTCAGCGACGGGCGGGGCGGCGTCCGTCACGTGCCCACGCCCTTCGCTCCCGCCCCCGGAAAGGGGAAGGCCAAGGCAAAGCCGAAGCCTGATCCGATCAAGGCCAGTGCCGAGACCTCGGCCCAGCAACTCGCTCAGCTTCTGGAACGGATCGAGCGGCTCGAGGAGGAGCGCCAGGGCATCGGCGAGGACATCAAGGATGTCTACGCGGAAGCGAAGTCGACCGGGTTCGACATCAAGACAATGCGGACGATCATCAAGCTTCGCCGCATGGAAAAGCATCACCGCGACGAAGCCGACATTCTGCTGGAAACCTACAAGTCGGCGATCGGCCTGTGAATCCGGCGCCGACCATTGGCTTCCGGCAGCGGGAGGGCCTGCGCCGCCTGCTGTGGCGGCCAGAGGTCGCCCCAGCCACCGACAAGGTCTTTGCCTCCCTCAAGCGGCTAGGCTTGGCGGACGGCATCCCCAGCGGCACCGATCGCGAATGGCGGATCACCTTGGCCGGCTGCCAGGCGCTCGGCCTCACCTTTCCAGACGACGACGAAACCCTCGCACCCGTGGAGCAAGCCGCGTGAACAATCATCCCAAAAGCCGCCGTGCTCGCGCCCTGCGCGCGCTCGGCATCGCCCTCGCCATCGCCGCCGCGATCGTCGCAGCTCCCTTCATCCTCATGCGCCTTTACGCTGGCGCCAAGAGTGCTGGCCGATGAACTCACGACCCTTTTCGCTTGCGCAGATTGTAATCGCGCACCTTCCGATATCTCAGCCTCACCTGCGAAACGAGGGGCCAAATCGGCCTCAGGCGCTTTTCCGCTCTGCCGCCGAAATCCATCCCGTCCTTCTCGAAGAACACGGCGGACGCCTCATCAACTTCGGTCAATATCTGCATGGCTCCCAGCCCCGCAGAGATTGCGCCGTCTGTGAGTTCAGGCTTCTGGATCAGACGGGCGAGAACCGCCTGAGTATGGGCGGCTTTGGATTTAATGCGCCTGACGCGGGCACTTTGCCAAAACTCACCAGGGTAGACACGATAAGCCACCCGGAAAATCACGATCGCCATTCGGGTGGCCCGAAGAACTTCTCTCGTAGCTTCACGGCGGTCCCTCTCGCGCTGCCGTTCGGGCATTCTGATCGCGTTCCAAGACGACCAAAGGGCAACGATTGTTGCCGCAGCAGTCGCTATAGCTCCCGCCGCATCCCATTGGCCGGCTTTAAGTTGACTGGCGAACACACCTATTCCCGCGCCTATGCAACCACCAAATATCGCGCCAATTATCAGCTGTGCCAGCGTTCCGCCCCTGCTGTTGCCGGTGCCGCGCTCCGAGACTTTAGTTGACCTCACTTTGCGAATTTCCTCACCGCGACGTTGACGGTAGCGAGCTTACCGGCGGCTTTAGCTCTCGTCGCTGCGAAAGCGGCGGCGGTGCCGCCTTTACTCGGCTCCTCACCAGCGAAGAGGCAGCGGAGCGGCTCCATGTTTCAACCAAGACCTTGCGCCAGCTGCGGCGCAACGGTCACATTCGTTATGTCGCCATCACCGAGCGGAAGATTCGCTACCGGCCCGAGGACTGCGACGACTACCTCGAAAGCCGCGCGCGCAAGGCACCTGAATGTCCGTCTACAAGAGGAAGAGTTCTCCGTACTGGCACTACGACTTCGTCTGGCAAGGTCGTCGGTTTCACGGCTCGACGGGATGCAAGGGGAAGCGCGAGGCACTGAGGCATGAGGATGTCGAGCGCGCTAAGGCGCGGGCGGGGGGCAACGAACGCCCCCCGATCACGCTCGATGAAGCGTGTGGTCTCTACCAGGATAAGGTTGAGGAGCTGCCCTCCTGGCCAACGACGCGCTACATCATCGACGCACTGATCGCCGGCCTGGGCGCTGGCGCGCTGCTGTCGCAGATCAATCAGCGCGAGCTGCTCCACTACTTTTCGAAGCGGCGCGACGGCCGCAGCAACGCATCCGTCAACCGCGAGATCGAAGTCTGCCGCGCCATGTGGCGCTGGGCGGGCAAGGCTCGATACGACGTGGGGGAGGTGCCCGATTGGGGCGCCCTGATGCTCAAGGTTCCGAACAAGGATCCGCGCGAACTAAGCATGGTCGAAGAGACAAAGCTCTTCGGCGAGATCCGCACCGACCTTTTCAGCTTTTGCGAGTTCGCCCTCAAGACCGGGTGGCGGCGCAGCGAGGTGCTGGGCCTGCGCTGGTCGGACCTCGACATGGCTCGCGGGATCGCGACCACCCGCATCAAGGGAGGCGACGTCGTCAAGCGGCCGCTGACGCAGGAGATGGTGCTCATCATCGCGAACCAGCCCAAGGCCGGGCCGTTCGTCTTCACCTATGTTGCCGCGCGCACGAAGCCGGCGTTCACCGACAAGCTCGGCCGCAAGCAGCCGGCGCGCAAGAAGGGCGATCGCTACCCGATGACCGCCCAGGTGCTGCGAGGGCCTTGGGCCGCTGCCAAGGCGGCGGCCGGCGTCGAAAACTTCCGCTTCCACGATCTGCGCCACACGCGCGGCACGCGGATCCTGCGTGCTACCGGCAACCTCGCCGCTGCCAAGGAAGCCCTCAAGCACCGCTCGATCAAGACCACCCTGCGCTACGCGCACGCGACTGACGACGACGTGCGCAACGCGCTCGAAGCATCGGACTCCCGACCTATTCCCGACCGCGCGTCGGGAGGTGTCAAAAAAGCGAAGTGA